GCGTCGATCGCTGAGAACGCGAGATACATGGCGCAGATCTCGGCGACACGCCAACAGCAAGCCGCTGATGCACTCAGGGTAGCCCAAGAGGTCCAACAGGCGAACAGAGCAAGCATGGAGGCTATGGCGAGGAAACAAGTGGCCGCAGGGGCCGCAGGTATCAGCCCTGAGTCTGCGAGTTACCTTGCTGAAATGAGAGACTTAGAGAGACAAGTAGCTGAGCATAGTTTTGCCTTTGAGCAACGCCAAGCCCTAGCTGACCAGTCGTATGAACTTAAAGCCCGCGACCTGGGGCTCCAGACTCAACAGAATTTCATTAATATTAATAGACCGATTGACCAACCAGACTTCTTAGGGACAGCCTTAACGTCGGCACTTGGAAGCCTCGACGCTTACTCAACGGCAAAGAACCGTGAGCTTACAATCGCAACACAGGCAAAAGGAACACCAAGACCAAAAGTATAAACTAGATGACACCACAAGAACTTCTCCAGCAACAACGCCGTCAGCAGGTCGATTTTAACTTATCGTTGCCTAGTGTCACCTCGCGTGAAATACAGGCAGGACAGTATTCGGTGGCGGTCCAACGGACACCCAAGGCCGAACAGACGACGCTAGGACGCCTTGCCGATGCCTTAGGTAAAGTCAACCCGATCATCGCGAAATACGGTGACGCCCAGATCGCAGAGAACGAAAGACAAATCTTAGATGTCCAGCAGCAAATCGCGAGCATGGACCCTAAAGAAAAAGAGAAACTCCTTGCACGACCAGAAGCCGAAGTGAACCTCTCTAAGGCCTTCCGGGGCGACTATGAGCTTAACCCTGTGGCAACCTACCGCGCCAAGATGTTGTTAGGCGCTGAGAAGAACGTAGAGTTTAACTCTGTGCTCACTGAGCGTATCGAAGAGTTCAAGAATAAGTTTCTTAGAGAAAACGGAGACAAGCCGAGTTACAGTCAGATAAGCAACGCGATCAATGAGATCACACAGGATTATCTGAAGTCTTCAGGACTCAATAGCGAAGACAAGGCCATTATGCGTGCGGGTTTCTTACAGGAAGCCTCTGTTAATATTAATAAATTAAAACAGACGTTACCTTCAGCTATGGCCGAAGAGCATAAGCAAGATCTACTCATTCCGAACTTAGCGAGCTCACTGGCCCGTATGCACGGCTCAGGGGACAGAGACTTAGATAGACTTAAGAGCCACTGGGAAGCGTCTAGTAGCAGTCTGTCCCGATCAGAACAGATAAAGGTCATCGATGCTACCCTTGGTATCCTTAACTTTGACAGTAGCGAGGACGAGCTAGACGACGGTATTGCGTTCCTAGAGAACATGAGAGACGCAGGGGTAGCCATAGGCACCACACGCCTCGATTCATCAGGGACACCCTTAGGCGAAAGCTTTTACGAAATGAAACTCGATGACCTTGAAGAGATGCGTGAAGCTGTTGTTCTGAAAGAACGTAAACAGGCTGATATACGCGTTAGAGTGAAAGGTGACGAATATACAGATAGATACAGAAAGTTATCTAAGGCTGGATATAGTGAGAGCTCTGAGGAGATTGCGGACGATATACAAAAAGAGCAACAAAAAATTGAAAGTCTAGAAGGGCTAAGTCCTTACGAAAAAAGTCGTTTATTAGATCAAGTTCCCAAAAGCGTTAAAGAGGGTTTCAGTGCAGAAAGTGACATCATCGATGCCTTAGAAATAGAGTCTGGAAGAAGCAACGCGTCTCCACAGGCTATGTTAAGTGAAACAAGACGCATGCTTGTTACTTATGTTCAAAAGGACTTAGAAGGACAGAAGTATAAAGGGGTAGATGTCAGTGAAGCGCTTATCGGGGAAAGGGTTCCGGCGAGCTTAGTTGGTGATCCTAGTGCCGGGGATAGATTTGAGACTTTTGCGCTAGGACCCGAGTTGCAAAACATCCTAAGTGAAAAGAACCAACAGTTTCTCACCGAGCGTGCTGAAGCAATGGAGCTAGTGGCTCGCTTAGATCCTGGAGAAGAGATAACGCTAGGTGATAAGGTCTATACGATTGAGGCTGGTGAAAACATTGAAAGAAAGCGTAATACTATTATCGCCGAACACATGACGAAACGAATGGGGGTTATCATGGCGTCATCTAAGGACGCCGTAGACGATCTTCTCGCAAGCGCAGTCAAAAAGACCGAAGAAGAAACTAAAGTAAAAGACGAAGAGAAGGCGAGACTTGACAAGATAGAAGAAGACAAAGGTATTGTTGCGCGTATACGTGAGGAAGTAGGATTTGGAATAATAAAAATGTCGCGAAAAGGCGAGCCTACATACGGGCTAAAGGGAACTGAAGCGGGGGAAGGCATCGCAGACATCGCAGACATGGCGACGTCAATAAGCGGATCACTGCAATACCAAGCACACTCCCCAGAAGAAACTAAACAAATAGTAGAGGCTTTCAGAAAAGAAGCTAAAGCTAGTTTTCCTGCATACAAGAGAGCATTTAAATTTCAATCAGAGTCAAGAGCGCGTTCTGCTCAGAAAAATGAGGCTATTAGAAACCTAACCATAGACTATTTATCTGTTAAAAGGTTAACAGGGTATCCCTACGAAGACGTTAAAGCAGCCCTTAGTGTTAAACCTGGGTCTCCTGGTTATTTCCCAGAAGGCGCTAGAATAGCAAACCCTAAAGAATTCTTTAAGAACGAGCTTTTAGGGAAAGATGGGAAAACTATGGCTACTTCTTTTGTTACTGAAATGACAGCAGAACAGAGAGAAGAAATCGCTGGTTTACTAGAGGTAAGCCCTGAAGTCTTAAAAGAAAAACAAAAAGAATACTTGTTGTATCTCAGCGGTGAGCGCAAAGCTACCCCAGAGCCCACCGAGGTCCCTGAGGAAACTCCTGAAGAAGAACCTGAGAAACCTCCTGTTACAGAGGCAGCGAAACCTAAAGCTCGCCCTCCGATTCCTGAAGGGCCTTCGTTTGAAAACTACAAGCGTCGTCGTGGTTCACGCGTTGAACAACTAGAGCTTCCACTGGATAACGCTAAGCCTGCTGTGGGCTCTGTAGATAAAGCGACCACAGACATGATTAAACAGTTTGAAGGAGAGTTTCAGCCTAAAGCGTTCTTCGATGTTAAACAATATTCAATCGGGTTTGGCACTAAAGCAAAAAAAGGCCAAACGATGACACTAGCGCAAGCTGAGAAAGCCCTCGCTAAAGAACTAGCAGGGCACGCTAAGAAAGTAGACTCGTATGACAAGGTCTACAACTGGACGCCTAACGAACGCGCTGCAATGATTTCATTTGCGTTTAACTTAGGCAACACAGGGTTTGATAAACTGACCAACAACGGTAAGCGCACTAAACAAGAGATCGCTGAGAAAATGCTTGAATACAACAACAAGAGAGTCGACGGGAAACTACAATTCAGCAAAGGACTAGATAACCGACGGAAAGCCGAGAGGGAAAAGTTCCTTACTAAATAATATTAAACACAACGCAACACACTTATGGCCATAGAAGACAGCTTAATGCCTCCAAACGAAGAAGAAGAAGACGACTTGCTCCTTGATCTTGCTAAAGCCCCGTTCAGAGGTATCGAAGGTGCAGTTCAAGGCGTCTACAACTTCTTAGACTACGCGACCGGAGATTATCTCCCAGACTACGACCAGAGACACCTTGGGCAATCCTCAACTATGGCAGGAAGTGTCGTAGAAGGTATCTCCCAGTTTATCACTGGGTTCGTGCCTGTTGCTGGTGTTCTAGGTAAGGTTGGAAGGGTAGCTAAGGCCCGAAAGCTGTTTGGAAGTGACGCGGCAAGACAGTTAAGCCGGGGTAGAGCACTCCCTGCGAAACAAATGGCAGCGATCAATAAGACATCCAAGAAAGCCTCGTTCGCTAAGAACTACGCGGCTGGTGTAGGCGCTGACTTCCTAGCGTTCAACGGACAAGAAGAACGATTGAGTAACTTCTTGCATCAGTATGAAATGTTTCAGAATCCGGTCACCGAGTATCTTAAGGCTACTGGAGACGAGACGGAAATCGAAGGGCGCTTCAAGAACGTATTGGAGGGTATGTTCCTTGAGATCGGCGCTACGGCTCTGTTGGTTCCGTTCCTTAAGAGTGTTAAATTAATAAAAAACAGAGGGAAGCTAGTGGCCGAGGGTATGGACCCTGAGGACGCCACCGAAGAAGCTCTGTCTAAAGCAGACCTGACACAAGAGGAACTGTTTGGGGCAACTGAAGTAGAAGCACCTAAGGTAAAGCGTCCAGGGCGTAAAGTCAAAGAAGAAGAAGAGCCTGATATTGAAGCAGAGAAAATCGAAGAAGAGCCGGAAGAACCCAGCGGCTTTGAAGGCTTAGAGCAACAAGAGTTAGACTTTAAGCTCGACGCTGACTCAAAGAAATCACTTGGCTTTGAAAATGCACCACGCAGAGACGGACAGAAAGTAGACGCAGAAGCCGAAGCAAAAGCTACAAAGCTTAACACGACGTTAGCTAAAAAGATAGCGGTAGGCGGAGAACAAGCGTTGCTTAGTAACATTAGGCTCGTGTCGTCTGAGAGCGACTTAGTTCCTCTTGTGCGTAGCTTGGCTACTGAACAGAACCTAGCGGCTTTGGAAGGAGGGTATAGAGCTAAAACCACTGAGAAAGAGATTCTCGAAGAAGGTCGAGACATGTCGGACATACTAGGGGGAAACAAAAACGTCCTTGAGGCTGAATTCAAAAAACTTAAACAGAGAGGGGACACCGTCACAGACCAGTTCAACAAGGACCAGAAGGCTATTAAAGTATTGAATAATGTATTAGCACGCAAATCCTCTGACTTCGCAATCGAAGCGCGTAGCCTCACCAAGGGGACCGACGAATACGAAAAGGCGCTTGCTGAGATGAAATATTTTCTAAATCTGACTAACGCATCACAGAACCTGTTTGCACAGTTTGGGCGCACTGCTTCGCTGGCGATGCTCCAGCGCAAATACATGTTCAAAGAAATCAAAGGCAAGAAGATCGACCCACTGCCTGACAACCTGACCCCACAGGACATCGCTAAGTTAAACGACCAGCGACTCGGGAGTATGAGCGATGAGAAACTCATAGATCTCGTAGCAAACGCTAAGTCCGGCGATGACCTCGAAGCAGCAATTAACAGGATAGCTAAGGGTAGCCAGGGCAACAACATGATGGACATGGTGCAAGAATACTGGATGAACTCTTTGCTCTCAGGTCCTACTACACAACTAGTTAACTTGATTGGCTCTGCAGTAACTTATGCCGTAGGGACCGTAGAGAGAGCGGTAGGAAGTGCGTTGTCAGGTAATTTCGCGCTTACTCGCGCTACCCTGCAGTATTCGTTTAGTGCACACGCTATAGCCGATGCGTTTAAGCTTGCAGGGCGTGCGTTGAAACACGGAGAGGCGATCTCGATACCCGAAGCGAAACTATTCGACGACCGAAAGAACTCGATAAAAGCTATTAGCTATTCCCCATCGGGTGGGGACAACGCGTTCTCTAGGACCTTTAATTTCCTTGGAGAGTTCATTAGATTACCTTCTCGCGGTCTTATAGGTGGCGATGAGTTTTTCAAGGCGTTCAACTACCGGACCTATGTGCAACAAGAACTAGCAGCCGAAGCGATCCAAAAAGGACTTAGGGGCAAAGAGATTTCTAAGTATGTCGCAGATAGAGTTCAAGGTTACACCACTGAGACCGGAAGGATCTTTAACGAGGCAGGCATCAGGCGAGACGCAGAGATCAAAGCTGACGAGATGGATCTAAAGTTTGAAGATCGTCAGAACTTTATTGATAATGAAATGTTAAAGGCTACCCAGAAGCCGTTTGTTTTACCTGATGGCACAGAGCTCAGCTACAAAGACCGTGGCGTCTTGGCTGCTAAGGCTGAGCAGATGGCCAAGATCAACACGCACACGCAGGACTCAGAGAACAGCATGTCAAAAATGTTGTCTAGGCTTACGCAGAAACACCCAACGCTTAAGTTTGTTATTCCGTTTGTGCGCACACCGACGAACCTGTTGACCTACGGTATCTCTCGGTCTCCGTTTGGATCACTCCAGGTCCTCAGTAAAGACTTTAGGGCCAAGCTTAGGAGCCCTGACGCTTCAGTGCGTGCCGAGACACGAGGGCGCCTAGCTACTTCGGTAGCCACCACGGCGTCTTTGTTGTATTTCTTACAGAGCGGTAAAGGCCAAGGGCTCATCACAGGATATGGCCCTAAGAACAAAGAGCAACGAGAGTCCTGGGAGATGGCTAACCAGCAGTATTCGATTAAAGTCGGAGACAAGTGGGTAAGTTATAACAGGCTCGATCCGATTGCGACGATTCTTGGCGTTGTCGCTGACATCAACGAAGCTCAGACATACAACGAGCTCGACGACGGGGACCTTGAGAAAGTGTTCAGTGTTGCTGCACTTGCGTTCTCAAACAACATCACGTCTAAGTCTTATGTCCAGGGGCTTGATAACCTCTTTGATTTCTTGAAGTTCAAAGACCCAGTGCGCGACGCAGAGAAGTTCTTAGGTAGTATCGCTGGAGGCTTTGTGCCTAACGTGATCAACCAGTCACTTAACTACGAAGAAGACAGGCCACTGCGTGAAGCCCGTGGTATCATTGACCGTATGATCAAAAGAACACCGGCTGGGGGTAACTTACCTCCACGGCGTAATATGCTAGGTGAAGTCATGACAGTCCCTAATAGCGGAGGTCCTGCTGGTGTATTTAATCCATTATACATTAAAGAAGACCCAAAGAACGTAGTAGACTATGAGATTTCTAACCTTAGGTCTGGCTTCAGGCAACCATCACGGTTCTTGAGGCCCGGTGTTGAAGAGTTAGATATGAAAGAATATTATAACCCAGAGACAGGACAACAGGCTTACGATAGGTTCTTAGAGCTCGTCGGGACATCTACAATCCGAGGGCGGACACTCCGTCAAAGCTTAGAGCGTATGTTTAAGAGCAAGGAATACGCTGCGTTGTCTGGCGAAGATCTCAAAGACGAAACAGGAAGCGACAGCCCTAAAGTTGTTGCGCTGCGTCGTATGATCAGAGCCTACAGAGGCGTAGCGAAATCAAAGATGCTCCAAGAAAACCCAGAACTCCGTATGCGCGAGATCGAAGCGATCCAGAAAGCACGAGCCGCTAGACAATAATGAACTCAACGTATGCACCGTCACTAGTTGGCGTAACAGGGCTCCTCGGGGCCATCACCCTTGAAAGTGTTAACACCTCGATCGCTATTTGCGTCGGGGTCACCACGCTTACATATTTAATAATAAAAATAAGAAAGGAACTAAAGTAACATGGACCGCTCAGATAAACTATATGAACTCCAGGACCTACTGATCGAAGAGTTTTTACTCAGGGTCAAATCGGGAGAGGCATCCACGGCTGACCTATCGACGGTCAGACAGTTCCTCAAGGACAACAACGTGTCCGCCGTGGCCACCGAAAGCTCACCACTACACGAGCTAGTCAACGCCTTGCCGTTCCACGACGATAACGTAGACCGAATTGTAGACATGGCGTCCAATGAGTAGAAACTACAAGAGCGAATACGCTAACTACCACGCTAAGCCGGACCAAAAGAAACGCCGAGCCGGACGCAATGCCGCACGGAGACTCATGGCTCGCAAGCTAGGACTCAGCAAAATCAAAGGGCGCGACGTCGATCACAAAGACCGAAACCCCAGGAACAACGCTGCGTCGAACCTAAGGCTCCAAAAGAAAAGCCAAAACAGATCACGAAATGGCTGACCTACGTCAACTCAAAGACTTCAGGAACTTCCTCTACCTAGTGTGGAAACAACTTAACCTACCTGAACCAACTAGAATACAATATGAAATCGCGGATTACATGCAGCACGGAGATAAACGAGCAGTTATCCAAGGCTTTCGCGGCGTCGGTAAAAGCTGGATTTGCTCTGCTTATGTTGTCCACCAGCTGCTCCTCGATCCCTCAAAGAACATACTTGTTGTCTCTGCTTCAAAGACTAGAGCAGACGACTTCTCAACTTTTACTCTTAGGCTTATCCATGAGATGCCACTCCTTAAGCATCTTATACCCCAAGACAAACAACGGTTCTCCAAGATCTCATTCGACGTCGGGCCAGCCCCCGCGTCACACGCCCCGTCAGTCAAGTCCCTGGGTATTACATCTCAACTGACCGGGTCTCGTGCTGACATTATCGTGGCCGATGACGTCGAGGTGCCGAATAACTCAGCGACCCAGATGATGCGAGACAAGCTCGGAGAACAAGTCAAAGAGTTCGATGCGATCATTAAGCCCAACGATGACTCAAAGGTGATCTTTCTAGGGACACCACAGTGCGAAGACACGATATACCGACAGCTAACCGAGCGTGGCTACCAGACCCGCATCTGGCCTGCACAGTATGTCACCCCAGACCAGAACATGAAGCGATACGATGGGCACATCGCTGGGTGTTGTATTAATATTGATAATAAAGGAAAGTCAACAGAGCCACTCCGGTTCTCTGACGTAGACCTTGCTGAACGTAAAGTATCCTATGGGTCTGCAGGCTATGCTCTACAGTTTATGCTCGATTCTAACCTCAGTGACGTCGAAAAGTATCCACTCAAGATCTCGGATCTTATTGTGATGTCGTTGGACGCTGAGCTTGCCCCAGAGAGACTTGTGTGGGCCAAAGACCCGGACCTAGAGTGGGACGGATCGATCCCTAATGTCGGCATGACCGGCGATAGGTTCTATAGGCCTATGAAGACCCTGGGTAAACACATAGAATACACAGGGACCGTTATGTCTATCGACCCGTCAGGACGAGGTAAAGACGAGACAGGCTACGCGGTAGTCAAGATGCTCAACGGTTATCTTTATGTTACAGCGGCTGGGGGAGTCCAGGGAGGATACTCAGAGGAAACACTCAAGTTTCTATCGATGACTGCCAAAGAACACAAGGTCAACGAGATTGTTGTAGAGTCTAACTTTGGGGACGGTATGTTCGTCGAGTTACTTAAACCTGTGTTACGCAAAGTCCACGCTTGCACAATCGAAGAGGTGAGGCACAGCACACAGAAAGAAAAACGTATAATCGATACACTAGAGCCAGTGATGACTGGGCATAAGCTGGTGGTCGATCCTAAGGTCATCCAGAACGACTACGAGACGAGCCAGGTGTATCCTAAAGACCACGCGTTAAAATACCAGTTGATCTACCAGCTCACACGTATAACACGAGATAGGGGCGCTGTGACCCATGACGACCGCTTAGACGCGCTTTCGATGGCTGTTGGCTACTGGAGTCAGCAAATGGCACAAGACGCGTCAGAACGCATCCTAGAGCGAAAGGACGAAGATATAAGAAAAGAGCTACAGAAACACGCTGAGGCTTACTTTAAGATCAGGCGTGGGGGCGCCGATGTTCTAACATGGTAATTCATACCGCCTATAATGGAGGGCTATAGGTAAAACAATAAGCGATATTAACTAATGTTAAGAACAAAAAACCGATGATTTTATATGGATGGGGGAAATACAGGATTGACAAGGGTAGAAATGTCCCCCTATAGTAACTATAGGTTAACTAAAGTCAGTAATTAGTGATAATAATATTGAATATTACACTAAAGTTAGTCTATAGTTAGAGACTCTAAGTAAACTCTAAGTAACTATGGCTAAAGATCTGGAGAGTGTTACTGCTATACTAGGCGAACACTTTGAAAACTACGTGATCCTGGTGGCTGACTCCAAGCACAGCTGTAAGGTCGTCTTTGATAATCACTTTGCTGCCAAAGGACTCGTCAGTGTCGCAAAGAATGCTATTGACGATAGCTTTGGTTCTGGTATGAATTGCTTCGAGATCGACTTCGGTCCACTTACAGATGACTGACGGTTAGTCTCATAATGCTTCTTTTGCATTCGTTGTTCCATTAGGCAGGGCTCTTAGTTAACGCTAGGGGCCCTGTTCTATTTTTGGTAAAAATATCTGAGACCCCTTACGTAAGGCAGTGCGACGTAATATTACCCCGTGGTCGTGCGAACAGTGACCAAGCGAACACCTTTTGCAGACTTGGCGACTTCTTTTTGCCAGCCCAAAAGCAACTATCATCGAGAGAAGCAAGGGGGAGGGTCCAGGGTAGATAATGAGTGAGCACTAGGGCGATCGCTGGGAGTCGATGGGGAGTCAGTGAGTGAGCGCCGGGTTCATCGTCGGTCAGTGTGTCTTGGTGTTTGTGGGTGTTTTTACTTTTTGGTATGACTAGGGTATGACTAGGGTATGACTAGGGTATGACTAGGGTATGACTAGGGTATGACTAAGGATGACAGAGGGAGAACAGCTCGTTAACTAAAAATAACCAATGCAACCGATCGTCACCAAATGTCAACCGAGCGCTAAATAAACTTGAGAAAAAGATGGAAGGAAACAAAAGGAAACCTAGTATAACAACCAATGACAGCGCGCCTGTTATAACAAAAAAGCAAAAAAGCAATATGAACAAAAAGAAATACAAAGTAGAAAAAGTCGGTCTTCTCTGGATGTTGACAGGGGAAGACATAACAGGAGCGAAGATCTTCGCGAACCTGACAGACATTCCATC